TCAGTAGGCCACCTCGCTTCCGTCGGCGATCGTGACGGTTTTCGCCGCGCTGCCGTCGTAGGTGACGGTCGTGCCGCCGATTTTAATAGTCAGCGCGTTTGGGTTCTTCAAGGATTCCGGCACCGTAGGAATGTCTTTCTTCTCTGCAAGCGCGGCCGAGTAGAATTTCCACTCTCCGTTTAAATCTCCCACCAACTCAGCAAGAATGTAGTTACCGCCATAATATACGATGGTCTGCGAGACTATCCTGCCAAACTCATTCGCAACATTGAAGCTTGTGAAAGACAGTTCGCCGTAGGCGCGATCCGTATATTTGACCACGACCGGCGTTCCGGCGAGAATTGCTTGATGCACTTGCGCCGGAGTGAGTTCGGTGGTTGTGCCAGCCAGCGGGGCTAAGTCAGACAGCTTTGCATAGCTCAACAAATCGATAGCATTTTTAGTATCGTCGATTATTTCTTGCTTGTCTGCTGCTGTCCAATAGTCAGTGCCTTTAACCGGGCTGTGGCCGGCAGCACCCTTGTCGCCGGGCTCGCCCTTTGCGCCGTCCTTGCCGGGTGCACCGGCAGGGCCTTGCGGGCCAGCAGGGCCGGTTGCACCTGCGTCACCCTTCGCGCCGGTTGCTCCGCGCGATGGCTTGCCGGTATCTTCCGAGCCGAGAAACCAGTGCCCATTGTCACCGATGTGCGGCGTAACGCCGTCAGCACCCTTCGCTCCGTCTTTTACTACGAACTCATGCGAACCTTTTGCGTCCGTAATGGTCACTTTCGTGCCCCCGGTTGTGGCAGCAGTCGATACTGTAGGCGAAACGCCGTCCTTGCCGGGTGCACCGGCAGGGCCTTCAATCACAACAAGCGGCGTGTCAACAGTTGCGTCTACCTCTTCTCCAAGCACATCGAGGATCTCGGCTTCGATTCTGTCGCTCATTCCATCACTTCCTCGTCCGTGCAGTCCAGCACTTTGATTTTCGGGTTTTTCTTCGTCTTCAGGATATTGCCCGCGCCCTTGAAGTTGCAGGTGATCTCCAGCTCCGCCTGCCCCACGTCGAGGGACAGCGTGTCTTCCTGCGTCAGCGTCAGCAGGAACCGGTCATTTGCGTTGTCGTACCGCACCGCGTCCGGCCACGTCTTGCGCAAACTGTCGCCGAGCTTGAACGCGATCTCATCCACGTTTCCAAGCGGAAACACGTCCATGTCGTTGAATTTCACGCGCACGGGAACGGTCTTTGCCTCACCGCGTTTGATATATGCCATATCATCACCTCATACTTCCCAAGCCCCGGTTACGCCGTGCGCTGCCAGACATATGCCGCCAGATATGGCGGCATATTGTTGTGAGCCGCACCGCCGCCCGTGCCGCTTGTTTTCGCCAACTTTGCCAACCACGTTTTGCCGCTGGTGTAGCTAATGCTCGGCCAGCCGATATAGCCGCTCGGTGCGCTGCTGTCGCCGCCGTCGTTGCCGGCATACTCGTCATGGTAGTGGTTTGGCATCTCTTGCGCTGTCAGCGTGTGTGTCGCTTCGCCCCCGGTCGTGCCCGCTTTGTATTTCGTACCTGCCGCCAAGATGAACGTGTCTTTGATCTGCGTCCATGTGCCACCGAACAGCGTTGCCGGGTTGTCGCTGGACGCAGAAAAGTAAAACGCGCCAACCGGGTACACTTTCAGAAAATAGGCATTCAGCACACTGTCCAGAGCGTCACTTGCGAGTTTCTCCGCCGTTACGGCTCCGTCAGCGAGCTTGTCCTTCGTCACAGCGCGCATCGCGATCTTGTTGCTGGTGACTGCGGCAGTCGCGATTTTCGCCTGAGTTACACTCTCCCCCGCGAGTTTGCTCTCCGTAACAGCGCCGTTGAAAATATGCCGCTCCTGCACGGCGCTCGAGGCGATTTTGCTCGCCGCGACCGCATTATTCGCCAATTCCGGACTACCAATCGTTTCGTTGGCAATCTGGTGATAAGTCACCGCGCCCTTTGCGATCTTTTCCGTAGTCACCGCACCGTCCGCGAGTTTGTCCGTAGTCACAGCAAAGTCCGCAATGCCGCCCTGCGACACACCGGCGATCTGCGCCTGCACGTCCTCGATCGCTTCCTGCACGTTGGTTTTGTTCACCGCCTCTGTCGCGACAAAACCGATGCATTTTGCCGCGCTTTCACCGCCGAGCGCCGCGACCAAATCGTTCAGTGCCTTTTTCAGCAGGTTTCCTGCAAGGTCAAACTTTGCTTTCAGAGACGCGGCGGAAAGTCCACCCACGTCGTTCGGCTCGTCGTCCAGTTTGGCGATGATGTCCATGTCCTCGTTGCACGTCGGAAGTGCCATATATAACCCTCCTATCGCACATATCCCGTGAACCGCACGCGGATGTCGGCACTCGTGACGGTTGCCGTCGTGTCTGCGTCATCGTTCGTCAGGATGAGCTTGTAGTATGTAAATTTCTTTGCTTTCAGTTTCAGCCGCGTCATATACGGTCGCTTATTCGTGTTAAACGACCAGTGCGCAAAATTCGCGTGGTCAAACGCTGCGCTGTTTCGGAAAACCAGCTTCTTCGAGAAATCCGCTTTTCTGTCTGTCATGACCGTAACGGTCATCGACCCGGCGTGCGTCGGAACGAGACCGATCCACAGCATGGCGGAGTATTTGCGCATGAAATCCGCGCCGAAGTGCATGTTGCCGCTCTCCCATCGCGCGTCGATCGCTTCACCGCAGTCGCTGCGGAATGCGTTTGAAATCTCCACAAGCGTGTTGCCGCGCGCGCCGAGCAGTTTCCCGTATACGCGGTAAAAGTGCTTGACAGGGAAGTTCGTATACAGATACCAGACATTGAGACCGTAGTTGTGCACAATGGCCGTGTCACCATATATGCAGTACCATTCTTTGCGGTCGTTGTCGTCCCAGCAATACGCCTGAAATAGGTCGAAGTCTTGCAACGCTTTCCACACGCGGTCGGAAATGCGTTTCGCCTGCCGTTCGTCAATCGTCAGGTTACTGGAGTAGCTGCTGTTGTTTTTCCATGTGTAGATGCTTTCCCCGAACAGGGTGTAAGGGCTGTTGTCCACAAGCCGCACCTGGCCGGGAGCAATGTTGCCGATGGCCTTGTTTACTTGCGTCCAGTAAAACGCAGGGAGGATTTTGCCCTCTGCGTTCGTCACCGTGCCATACTGCACGGAGTATGCGGAATCCTCTTTGAACGCCAGCAGTCTGGAGTAGTGGCGGATCATCGCTGTGATCGGCGTGTTCTCGTCGCCGATGTCCAGCACGTTCATGTCAGGGAAGTATTCGGCGGTCGGGTTGCCGTCGATGTCCAGCCCGGAGTACAGCGCCTTGTTGCTTCCGTCGCCGTATAGAAATATACGGTTGTCCGTCGCGCCGTTGTAAAGCTCTGCAAACTTCATCGCCTTGACCGCACCGGAATCATCAGACGCAACGGTGTATTCCACCTCATACACATCCGCACCGGCAGGGGGCGCGCTCGTGAATGTGATCTTTCCGTCTGAAAATGTATAGTCCGTACCGGCTGCCAGCGCTGCGCCTGTTGCCCTGTTTTTCACGCTCACAGACAGCGTTCCGCTTTCGGGGCATACATACACCGTGGATTTCCCGTCCGTAGCAATGCGGTATTTTCGCTTGCTGGATAGCTTGTTGATCTGTTCCAGCTCCGTGCCGCTGCCGTCCGCACCGACGCCGACAAGTACGGTCGGCACATACCCGGTCACATCCGCGAGCGTGTAGCCGTCAAACACCTTGTACTGCGTTCCGTTGAGGATATAGAGTTTTTCCCGGAATCCGAAAAACTCCGTATGTGCGTCGGCGAGCGTGCCAAGAACCGAGACCTCCGTAGTGGCTGGAAATCCGATTTTCCACAGCTTCCCGGCCGCGGCCGCTACCTGCACATATTCTCCGCCGACGTAGCCGCACCATGTCCCCTGAATTTCTCCGGGGAACGTATGCACAGCTTTCATACCGGGGCGCTTTCGCAGCGCGCCGTCCTGCGTCACGCGCCAGTTGCGCATTTCGGATGCCTCGCCAAGTTTCAGACTTGTGTCGTCGCTGCCAGCCTGATTGATGCCGAGCCATTTCTGGATTCCGACGATCTTCTCATTCATGCGCGTCACCAGCTCCCAAACTCGCTATACTCGATGCCGCCGTACACATCCTCGACCGTGCCCATACTGCACTGCGCGTTTGCCTTGTGCATCGTCACGATCTCGTTGTAGCGCCGCTTGAACCGGTCGGATGCCTCCGGGTTCTCGTCCGTCAGGAGAGCGGAAGCAAGGCCGTATGGCATCGCACCGAGCGCAAGCGTGTTGTCGATCTCCAAGATCGTGTCGTCGAATTCCTCAACAGGCCGCCAGCCGGAGGCAGTTTTTCCGGCCTTCTTCGTCTCCGAAAACGGGTACAGCTCCGCGATCATGGTGTTGATGATCGGCACGGTGCGGTATTTATATTCGTCTGTGTCCGTCGTCTGCGGTTTCCCGCTGTCACTCAGCTCGTCCATGATGGACATTGCCGCATCGAACACGTCGCTGACTTCTGCCACAAAATCACCTCGTTATCTGAAAATAGGCGGCGGGATTTCCCGCCGCCTTATCCGTTGCCTCAGGCGGTAGCCGTCATAATGCCGGAATCCAGCGCGCCGGTCTTGCTGGCGTAAGCCTTGACCTCCGTGCCTGCGGCGATGCCGGTCGGCTTCGCGCTGGCGCTGTAGGTCTGCGCCGTGGAGGAAGTCTTCGGGTTGCTGCCGTCGGTGGTGTACTTGATGGTCTCACCGTCACCGGCAGTCAGCGTCAGCGTGCCGCCGGAAACGGTCATCGCCGGGGTCGTGCTGCCCGCAGTCGCGTGCACGCCGATGGCGTATGCCTTCTTATCCAGCACAAAGCTGTCGAACATCACGCGGTACTCCGCCACATCGCCGTCGATACCCAGCGGGTTCTTCTGGATGCGCATGGTCTGGTTCTTCACCGGGTCAACGCTCGCGCCCTTGCGGAAGATCACGAAATTGACGCCTGCGGGCAGATAGCTGTCCGGGATGGCGTACACGTCGTTGCCGTCGAGCTTGCCAAGAGAGCCGTTTGCGACGGCGTCCTTGCCAAGCACGTCAATGCCGACGATGTAGTCCGACAGCTTGCACTTGGCAAACAGCGTGTGCCCGATGAAGATTGCGCGGTTATCGGTCGGCACGAGATGGTTGGACATCTCCGCGCCCATGTTGACAATGGCGTCGATCGCCGTCTTGCCGGTCAGCGCGGTAGCATTGACGGTCACAACACCGGCGCCGCCGACCCACTTCTGCAGGCGGTACTTGTCGATGCTCGGAGTGACCTTGCCGTCCCACGTTGCCTTCATGCGCGCGTTGCACTGCTTGACGTTAAACTGTTCGGCAGCGTTGCCCGCGTCGATCGAGAACGTGCCGCCCTTGTCCTGCGTCATGCGCATGGTCTGCACGGTGTCGCCCAGCTCTTTGATCGTGCCGAATCGGCTGGAGCCGCTGCGGGTGTAGTCGTCGAAGTCGCCCTCGTCGGAGCTGTACACGTTGATTGCGTTCACGCCGACAAAGTCGTAATCCTTACCGGCGAATGCGTCGGTCACGCTCTTCTGGTGAAAACGCTCGTCGAGCTTGGTGCTGTATTTGTTCGCAACATTGATTGCCATAATGTAATTACCTCACTTAAAAATTCAGAATTTCAGGCGGAGGCAAGCCCTCATTTCACGCGGTCAGTTGCCGTCGTACCACAGCGCGTCAAACGCTTCGTCGCTGCCGGTCTTCCCGGCGCTGCTCTGGCTGCCGGTGCTCCTCGCAGCGTTCGCCGCGTTCCGGTCGCGCGTTTCCTGTTCGGATTTCATGCGCGCGATCTCTGCCTCCAGCGCCTTGTTGCGTTCTCTTGCGTAGGCCGAAACCAGCGTTTCACCGCGGTTAAAGGCTTCCCACACGCCGTTCGGAATGGAGGCCGGGTCAACGTCGGGATAGGCTTTTGCAAATGCGTCAAAGCACTCGCCGCGCCATTTCTCGTTCGCTGCCTGTTGCTCCTGCTCCTGCTTCTGGGGTGCCAGTGCTGCCCGTTCCTGATCGAGCGCGCGGCGCTCTCTGTCGAGCTTTACACGCTCGAGCGCCATGCCGTCGTCGTCGATGCCGTATTTACTCTTGGTAACGGCAATGAGCATGTTTTCCACAAGCTCCTCGACGGTTGTGCCGCTCTGCTTTGCCAGCTCCTGCAGCGCGTTCTCGTGTTCCGTGAGCGTCGCCAGTTGCTGTTTCTGTTCGGACACCTGGGTTTCCAGCTGCGTGTTCTTCTCGGTCACGCGGTCGTAGTCCATGCCCTTCTGGGCGAGCGTTACGACCTCGTCCCGGTTCACATTTTTCGTCTCGCCGAGGTGCTTGAGCTCAAACAGTTGGCCGTCTGTCTGCGCCTGCTGCTCCTCGTTCTCGCCCGGCTGTGCGGCATCTGCATCCTGCCCGCCGTCGTTCTGTTCGATCTCCGGCGCGGCATCGTTGCCCTGCGTCTCCGTGTCCGGCGCGCCCTGCGCGTCGTCCTCGACGTCGGCAAAGCTGTCCGCCGTGATGTCGCTCCAATCGTCTGCGTCCGCCGTAAAGGCGGTGTTCATGTCGTCTGCCATGTCAAAATCCCTTCTCCCGCTATGGTTGGCGGGTGCGGCGCTATGGTCGGCGCCACGTGTTGAAATTTATCCGGTAATGTATTTGCAAGGCGGTTTTCCGCCGAGCGTTCGTTATTCGGTCGTTCCGGTCTGCATGACCTTTCGCTGCAGGTCGCCGAAGCCTCCGCCGCCGCGAATGGGCGTCTTCTGGCCGAGATCGACCAGAGCGCCGGTCGCCGGCGTGCCGCCTGTGCTCTGTTCCTCCGGCTGCATCATCTGCTGCTGTGCCGCCTGCTTGCGTGAGGCGATCAGCTCCTGCCGCTTCGGGATGTAGCCGTCCGGGATGCGCTCAAGGTATTCTTCGATCGTGATCTTGTCCTGCATCAGCAGGTTATCCAGTGTCTGCACCGACGCCATCTCTGACCAGTACGAGCTTGCGCCGACGTCCAGTTTCAGCGCCATCGGCATTTCATTCAGAATGCCGTAGTCGAACAGCACGGTTTCCAGCTCCTCCGGGTCTTTCCCGGCAAATGCGAGAATGTCCGAGCCCACGTCCGGCATAGACACCTGCACTTTGCGCTTTCCGTAGTACGCCGCCATGAAGTCAAGATAGATGCGCCCCAGGTCCTCGATTGATTTGTAGAGGTTCTGCTTCGTGATCTCTGACGGGATGCTGGCTGCGCGCTGCAGGGCAATAATGGCCGACGTGTTGTCCGGCCGCGTCTCACCCAGCGCCGCGCTCGTCGCGCCTAGAAACTGCCGCGTATAGTCCACGCTCGTCTGGATAAACTGCGCGATCTGTGGGCTGATCTGTGCCGGGTCGATGATCTTTGCCACGCCGGACACGTCGCCGCCGTTGACGCCGATCGCAGCGCCGACCGCGTTGTTCCACTTCGGAATGCGCGTCTTGTCGTAGACCGTTCGCGGGAACGCGCTCGTCATCAGCGAGATCATGGACATTGCAAACAGCTTGTTGACAAAGATCTGGTTCGGAATAAGCCCGGTCACGAGCGCCTGACCGTGATAGCTGTCGGGAATGTAGTCCCAGTTGATCCACGTCACCGGGTAGAGCCGCAGCCCCATGTCCCACGGCTCGCGCAGCATGACGCGCCCGGAGACTTCACACGCCCACACCGTGCCGGTCTTGCGTTCCTTCCACATTCGCAGCAGCACCGTGCTGCGCTCTGAGCTGTTTTTGTAGCTGTCAGTGTTGTGGTTCTCGTTATCCGGCTGAATGTCGTTCCATCGCGGATTTCCGGCCTCCTGCGCTGCTCTGCGCAGCTCTTTCGTCATTTCTCGCCGTTCGATGAGAATATAGGGCTGCTTCTGCGGGTCACGGCACGCTGTGTTGCCGAAGCCGACGCGCATATTGTCCACGATCTCCGTGCGGATGCCGCCGCGCAGTCCGAATCCGGCGTCAACCGTGTCGTCCCAGAACGTGAACAGGCAACTGTCACCGTCCACGGCGGCGTTTCGCATATACTCGCGCACAAGGTTCGGCACGCGGTTGAACTCAAACAGCCGGTCAAATTCCTTGTTGACGATCTCCGCGACGCGCTCCACGTCCTCCGGCGTGCGCTCGCACGCAAGCGGAGTTGCCTGCATCTTGATGTTGTCGGTCGTGATGTTCGCAACGGAAAACAAAACGACCTGTTTCAGGAAGTTGTATACCGGCGTCGGCAGACCCTTCGCGTCCACGCCCTCCCATTGCTTGCCAATGAAGAAGTTCTCGTTGGCGCGCACCGTCTCGTCGAGGTTGACAGCGGTGTTGTAGCCGAGCATTTTCTGGTACTCTGCCTGTACCTGCTCCGGCGTGATCTTCTTGTCAAACTCGTCAGGCATCGCCGTTCACGTCCTTCTTTCCGGCCATCAGGTAGCTGTAGTTCATGAGGTTGGACACGCCGTTGGAGAAGTCCTGCGCCATCTGCAGCGCCTGCTCCACCTGTTCAGCGTGCTCCTCGTCGAGCTTGTCCGCGCGCTCGCACAGTGCGGCCGCAGTCTCTTCCAGTGCTTCTACGCGCTTTTGCAGTCGAGACACGTCGAGCGAGGTGTCCGCCAGCATGTCCATCGTCGCGTCCTGAAATGCCCGTAGCTCGTCGTCCCAGCGCCGCAGGCTTACCATCGTCACTGCAAAGCACGCCGCGATCACCAGCAGGCCGATCAAACCGATAGTGTTCATGTTTCCTCCCGTCTTCCTCCTAATAGCTGATATATCCGGCAGACGGTGCGTCTCCGGTCATGAATTCCTCGTAGCCCTCCTGCGCGTCCTCGTCCTCGTAGATGATCTCCGAGGGGTTTGCGTCTCTTGCGTCTGCGCGCATTGTTCTCGACACGCAGTAATAGCGCACGGAATCGACCGTGTGTGTGATCTCGTGCGGCTCTTTCGCACAGTCGTTCGGATTGCGCTCGTCCGCCTGAATGTCCTCGAGGTCTCCGATCGTCCGTTCGCAGTTCTGGAAAAGCACGAGCCCCGGCTTTCCGTCCGGCATATTTGCGAGCGCTTCCTTCACTTGCAGGAAACCCTGCACGCGGTTGTTGCTCGCACGCACGATGGGCACGCCGCACTGCATAAACACCTCTGCCATCGTCTTGCCGGTGTCCTTCTGGCGCGACCAGATATCCGGCGGGGCAAAGGTGATCTCGATGTGCTCGTCCGGCATCGTCATGTCGAGGATCTGCTTTGCTGCATCCTGCACGATCAGCCCCGGCTGCACCAGCTCGCGGTACATATACGAGCGCCCGTTTTCGTCCACCGCGTACCAGCCGACGGCAAGCATATCCAGACCGTAGTCAAGCGCCCTGTACCGCTTCCAGTGCTTTGGAATCTGGAACGGCTTGCAGGTGTGCGTCGCCTTGCTGAATTCCGGGAAATACGTTCCGCACAGTGCGTCCCAGTCGCCGTAGCGGTGCGCCTTGCGAATGTTCTCAGGCAACTGGGAGAGCGCCTGCAGATAGCCCGGAGAGGATTCCAGCAGGTCTTTGTTGTCCTCGACCGTTGCGAAAATGAAGCTGTAGTCGTCCGGGTTCTCGTTCTCCTCCGGGTTGTCGGAGTCTGTCTTGAAATTTCGGTCGATAAACAGGCGCTTGACCCATCTGTGCCCGACGCCGCCGGGGTTGCACGTCAGGTAAAAGCGCTTTGGAATCTCATTGACGCCGCGCAGGCAGCCGCCGAGAAAGCGAAATTCGCGTTCTGTAAACTGCGTCGCCTCGTCCATGAAGATCCAGTCGTATTCCTGGCCCTGGTATTCGCTCTCGGACGTGATGCCGCTCCAGTGGCCGAAATGGATGGTCGAGCCGTTCTGAAAGTACAGCGTGTGCAGCGTGCCGTTGTAGCTAGTCAGCTCCTGCGGCACCATCTTCAAAATCGGTTCGATGTGGTTCGACTGCAGTTCCGGGTATGTCTTTCGCACGATGAGGATGCGGATGCCCGGCCATGTAAACGCGCCGCCTACCGCCTTAATGCGCACAGCGTGCGTCTTGCCGCCGCCTCGCGCGCCGCCGTAGGCCGTGTACATCGTTCTGCTCTGATAAAACAGAAGCTGCTTCTCGTTCGCGTGCCCCGGATCCCATGTGAAATTTGTTTGCGTGCTTCGCTTCTGCTTCGGCATGGCATCCTCCGTAAATGCAGAAACGGAGCCAACTGCATTCCGCAGCCAGCTCCGTTCAGCTCTTATGCCCGGCCGTTTCCGGGCACGTCGTTATTCTGTTTCTGTTCCCCGAAAGGCGACCTTGCGCTTTACTTCCAGCACAAGCACGCCGTCTTTCGTTTGCTTTACCTCGGCAGTATTCCCGCGACCGATAATGTCCAGAATCGCCCGGAGGAGAGTTTCATTTTTCTGCATAGGGTACCTTCACATTGCAGCCCCGGCATTTTTCCGCCACCCGTCAAGGTAAATGACAGGCGCGGCCTTGCTCGCCGGTTGATAGCCCATCCGCACACCGTAGCCGCCGCCGTAGTCCAGCGCAGCCGCGGTGTTAACAAACAATCGTTCGACCGGCTCCGCGCTCCTCGTAGAAGCGTTCGCCCGGAAGAAGCAGTCCTTAAACACGGCAGGGGAGTGCGTGTGCCCGCAAACATAAACGTCTGCGTCAACAATCTGCGCATAGTCTGCGAGCCGATTGATCTTGCCGCCGATCTTACGCCCGCCGCCGTTGCCGTGGTTGACGTAGATGGAATACGTCGTTTGCCGTCCCTCACTCTTGCGCCGGGAGTTTTCACCGAGTGATACGAATACGAGCGCCGCGTCCGGAGCGTACCGGTCGCCCGCGCCCAGCTCGTTTGCGATCAGCCATGTAATGTCGATGCCGTCTGCACGATATGTCCGCTCTTCGTGGTTGCCGGGAACAGCGCAAAGGATGCGGCCCTTGAGCGGGGCAAACGTCTTGTTTGCAAGCTTGATCTGCTCCATCGGGGACAACTGCGTACTGTAAATGTCGCCGATGCTGCTTCGCGTCGCATTGTCAATCAGATCACCCGCAAGAATTGTATAGGCGTTATCCTTTGCCGCAATGTCCGCCACGCGCTTTTGCACGCCGCGAATATCGCAGTTTGGGTCGGAAAGATGTACGTCCGCAATGACGTGCACTTCGATTTCGTTTTGCTGCTTCGGCAGCTCCACACGGATAACGTGCAAACGCTTCACCTCATTCGTACACGGCTGTTGCGCGCATAGCTTATAAACCAATTCCGAGCAGCAGCTCAGCGCGCCCGCCTCCCGCTGCAGCAGGAAAGCGGCTTTCTGCCGGTTTTTCACGCTCCGGTCAATCCGGTCGTCTGGTCTTGGTGGCAGCCCCCGGACTTGCACCGGGCGCGTCCCTCTTAGAAAGCTGCCGTAGAAAGGGGAGCTGCGGCATCCTGACTTGCACAGGATTTCAGCGGAAAGGAGATGAAACGCTTAGGCCACTTGCCGCCGCAGCAGTGTTTACCGTCGCTTCCGACGCTTGATTCCCGGATAGTGCCGGGTTCACAGTTACCCCGTACCGTCATAGGATTTTGAAAGGGAACAACAGGTACAGTTGGGAAATCGCTGATACACCGTCAACGGAAAAACCGTCAACGGAAAAACCGTCAACGGAAAAACCGTCTCCGGATTTCCCGAAGGAAACAAATACTCTAAGTAACAAAGAACTTAATAAGAAAGAACTTACTGAGAAAAGAAATAGTGAGAGTGTTCCGCGCGAGGCGCGTGAGCGCACGCCCTTTGTTGCTCCGAGTGTGGAAGAGATTGAAAGTTTCTGCTCTCAAGAACAGCTTTCGATTGACGCGAGGTTGACCTTTTTCCGGTACGGAGGGGCATCGTTCGCAAACGCGAACAGCAAGCACTCAGCCGCAGCGCGTATCCTGCGCCCGCATTCGGCTTGTTGGATTAAGCGTGTTTGTCGCGCACTTGCAAGCGTTACTTGAAAGCACTGTCGCCGCCGATCCCGTCTGTCTTGATCGTCAGCTCCTGCGCGTGAACGTCGATCACTGGCTTGTCGATGTACCCGCCGTTTTTCGGCTGCTTGAGCAGGAAGATGATTCCGCCGCTACCCTTCGGGTTTTCAGCCACCATGCGCGCATAGACCGCTTCCCGGTATGCAACCAGCTTCTCGAGCTGCTCTCCATATCCGTCATATTCCCCGCCTTCGTTTGCCCGCCATCGCGCAAGTGTGCGCGGCGCAATGCCGAGATACTTCATCAGCGCATAGTCGTCCATGTACTGTTTTCCGTCCTCGCACTGCATGATAAACTCGTCGATCAGAACGCCAAGCTCTTCGGCGGTTTTGATTTTGCGCGGTCTTGCCATAGAATCACCCCATCACTTATAGTATAGCATCAAACGTTGCAAAAACTAAATGCACGTCACCAGATAATGTATGGAATACCTTTGGAAAGGCGTGAAAAACGCAGTGGGTTGAACTTGCGTTAAACGCCGAGCGGGCGATGTTTGGCGGGAAGTCTCAAAAGGCTGTGTGTCGTAACGCATGGGCTGTCGCCTGAGAGCCGCCCCGTTTTTCCGGCACCCAGGGGGGGAGAGGGGGGGAGGGGCACACCCGGAAACGTCGAGCGAAACACGCACCACACACCAGCGCGCGCCGTGGATGATTGCCCGCGCGGCCAGGGCACCTATTGGCATTGCTGCATGACACTGCATACACTGCGCATGAACTGAATAAAATACAAGCTTTGCAGAACGGAAATACCACAAAATCCATGAGTTATTCGGCAAAATGTAGGTTATGCCGAATTTGTAAATCGTTAAAACCATTGAAAGCACAGCGTTTTTACGAAACTGCATGAATATTCACAGTATACAACGCAGAAAACAGCCGTAAAAAATGCATCAGTATGCACCAGATCGCCGCCACAAAACCAGCCACCACAAGCCCCGCAATTTTTTTTACCTGCTGCCACAATGCGAATTTTGTATGGGATAATGGGATCATACCATCATCATACCATCATCATACCATCATCATATCATCGCATCATTGCGCAGCATCACCGGCACACAGCCAGGACAACGCCCCGCGCAAAGAGGGGGGGACTATAGGGGGGGTATTTACATAGCTAAGTAATAGCTATTACACAGCTATGTCATAGCTATTACACAGCTATGCCATAGCTATTTAAATATCTATTCCATACCCGCGAGACATTCAACGACCAAAGGAAAGAAAAGGAGAGTATAGAGGGAGAGAGCGCCCGCACAAAAAAATTTTTGCAAAAAGGGCTTGACATGGTAACGCAAGTATGCTATCTTGTAAATGCAGCCGGGGAACGGCAGCGAAAGGAGATGATCCTCGCGGCAAGAAAGACCACCACCAGCACGGAAGTGAAACGCCGGTATAACGAAAAGGTTTACGGCCGTATCTACTTGCAGTTGCCCAAAGAAACGGTTGAAGCGTTCAAAGCAAAATGCAATAATAGCGGCGTATCACAAGCGAGCGTTTTACTAGAAGCAATCGAAAACTTTTTAAGGGGCTAAACGTCCCTTAAAAATACACATACTAACGCTAGTATGCCACACATGAAAGGAGAGCAACCATGAAATACTTTACCAACATCCACACCCTCGACGAGCTGAAAGCGGCCTATCGCCGTTTGGCCCTGAAATATCACCCCGACATGGGCGGCAGCACGGAGATCATGCAGGAGATCAACGCCGAGCATGACGCGCTGTTTGAGCAGCTCAAGCGCCAGCACAACGCAAGCGCCGACGAGTACCACCAGACCACCGAAACCGCCGAAGAATTCCGCGAGATCCTCGCCGTGTTGCTCGGCCTGCCGGGGCTGACGGTCGAGCTTTGCGGCTCGTGGCTTTGGATCAGCGGCGAGACGCGCCAACACAAGGACGCGTTAAAGGCTGCCGGCTGCCGCTGGAGCAGCAACAAAAAGATGTGGTATTGGCGGCACCCGGAGGATGCGCGCGGCCATTACCGCGGCAAGCGCAGCATGAACGAGATCCGCAGCAAGTACGGCAGTCAGGTTTTTGACGCAGACGGCCGCGAGCGCACCGCCTACAGCCGGATCGGGGCGACGGCGTAAGCCGTCCCCGGCCGCACTCCGTCCGCCGGTAAAAGTCCGGCGCTGATGAGCAAGAGCGAAACGGAGGTTATTACAGTGAGTTATCACAATTTGTTGAAAATGTACGGATCCGAGCAGGAGACCGCCGAACAGCGAATCTACATCTACGTGCAGCAGCCGCACACCCTGAAAACGCCACACGATATCGCATGGAGAGACGGCCAAGTCGCCGTTGAGATCAAGCGCCTGGAATCCATGATTGACGATCTACGCGACTATCGCGTAGCACTGGCGCAGCGGTATGCAGAGCTGGAGACGATGCCTTACACGCGCGTTTTGACGCTCAAACGCGACCCGAGCTATAAGGGCCGCATTACCTACTGGGTGACGATCACGCGCCGGATGTCTGACGGTACGGAGACCGACGAGCTGCGCGAGAAGTACGCCGGGCAGGAGCGCGCGAAAGCGTTTGCCCGCTTCGCCGCCCTGCAAAAGCAGTACCCCGGCATTGCATCCGTTAAGGATGTAGCCCGCAGGAGCTGGGAACGATGATAGTGCCCGGCATCCTGCACAACTTCCAAACCAATTTTTGTGCATCTACACAAAACCGCAGATTCCGCGGTTTACCTGTTGACATACCGCAGATTCCGCGGTATACTCGATCCATCAAAAGGAAAACGCGATAGGCCGCAAGGCCGGAAAGGATCACATCATGAAAAACATTGAAGCCAACAAGATCGCCGAGGCGCTGCGCAGCGCCGACACCTGGGACATGGACCTCGCCCGTGAACTGTGCGCGCTGGCCGGCATGGCCGAGGCGTTTGACGCCGCCGACGGCGACACCTTCGAGGGCGTCATCTACGCGGCCGCCGAGAAGCTGGGCGTGGAGGTCAGATGACCTCCCGCGCCAGCGGATCACATCAACATCGGCACCGGTGCAGCCGGAGAAAGGGAAATATTGTGGCAAAAGCAACTGCAACCTGTACTTGCGCCACCTGCGGCACAACGTTTACCCGCACCAAAATCTGCCGCAATCGCCGCGAGGCGGATGGCTGGGAGGCGTGGGCAGCCGCAAACTTTGATGAGTGCGATGCTTGCTACACTGCGCGCAAGGCATCCGAGCGCAAGGCATCCGAGCGCGAGGCCGCCGCCGTAGCGGAGGCTGAGCTGCCGCTGACGTTGCACATGACCGGATACCCGGACAGGCATAACACCCCGGTCGTCCTGTTTTTTGGCGGAGACACCGTATCGCACAAGGATGATATCAAGTCGCTCGGATACCGCTGGGTCTTTGCGGATGACTACATCACCTACGGCTACAGCGTCCAGCGCGGAGAGCGGAAATGGATCAAGGTCGTCCCGCAGGAGGACGCCTACGACGAGATCGAGCGCGTGAAGGCGCTCGGCGCTGTGATCGACGATAGCATTGTAGACACGGAGTATCTTGCAAAACAAGCCGCCGCCAAGCGCGAGCGCGTCGCGGCCGCTGAGGCATCCGGAATCACGGAGCCGGTCAAACCGGTATGCTACCCGGCCGGCCGCTGGAACGGCAAGGTCTACGGCGCGGCGGCTTATGGCTACCGTATCTACGTCGGCAACGCTGAGGTGCAGATCAGCGGCGATGACGCCGACGCACTCAAAAGATACGCCAAGGCTCTTGCGGCCTGGCGCGAAGCAACAGCAGCAAAGGAGACATCGCCATGACTGACAAGCAGTTTTATCACGCTTTTCGCGCTGCGCAGCAATACAGCGATCCGGATGCTTTTGCGTCCAACGTCGCGCTGTCCGACATCTTTCCGACCGTCGAGGGCGATGATCTCCCGGCGCTGGCGGACGATCTACGCCATGTCTGGCGCTATGCGCACATCACCGTGCGTGAGATTGTGCAGCACACTGGCCTGACGCAGGCAAACTTTGCGCAGCGCTTTGTGATCCCGCTGCGCACGCTGGAAAGCTGGCTCGGCGGCACGAATACGTGCCCGCCGTACACCCGCCTGATGCTGGCAAAGCTGTGCGGCCTGTAAACGATGGCAAGACAGCCAATGCGCGGTTAGCATTTTTGTTAGCATTTTGCTAACGAAATGCGTCTGCGTTATGCGGAAAATAATCGTAAATCCGCGACGTTTTTCGCACCGCAAAGATTTCCGAAAGCATCACAAAGCATTGATAAACAAAGAAAAACCAGCAATCACAATGGATTGCTGGTTTTCTCTATTTTGGTGCTCCAGCGGGGATTCGAACCCCGGACACCCTGCTTAAAAGGCAGGTGCTCTGCCTACTGAGCTACTGGGGCATATCGGTGTGAAAAGTTATCTGCTATCCAAAATATCAGACGCGAATCCAGCGCAGCGATTCGCGGCTGAGGAAGGAAGATGTTTTCAGAGACGAAGGCTTTCCGCCTGCGGGAAGCCGAAACCGGCAGAAAACATCAGCGACGTGGCTGGGATGGCGGGATTCGAACCCACGATATCAGAGTCAAAGTCTGGTGTGTTACCATTACACTACATCCCAATATCGGGGCAAAAACAACGGGGATCGGGATCACTCCCAATCCCCGATTTCGTGGGGTGGGTAAAGGGGTTCGAACCCTCGACACCCGGAACCACAATCCGGTGCTCTCCCGACTGAGCTATACCCACCATAGATCTGAAATGGTACGCCAAGAGGGATTCGAACCCCCGGCCTACTGCTTAGAAGGCAGTTGCTCTATCCAACTGAGCTATTGGCGCGCATACAATATTTTGCTGCCCGCCCAGAAGGTATGGAGCGGGTGATGGGAATCGAACCCACGTATCCAGCTTGGAAGGCTGGTGTTCTACCATTGAACTACACCCGCAGAGGTCGTCCCACATTCAGCTTTACGAATATACCATCCCTGCGCGGTGTTTGTCAAGCAAAACCTGTTCAAAATGCGAAAAAATCGCAAACCGGGGGACGGCGCAGGCCGTCCCCGCGGATATTTCAGCGGTGAAAGAGCTTCTTGGTCTGGAAGCGCGGCTCGAACGTGATGTTCACCTCGAGCTTTTTGAACACGTTTTCGTCCACGTGCGAGAGGATGACGGACGAGTGCGCCTCGCAGTGCGCCAGCTTTTCGAGCTGCTGCATGGCGGTCTCGGCGGTCGGGTCGCTCACGGCGCAGATGCTCAGCGCCACGAGCACCTCGTCGGTGTGCAGGCGCGGGTTGTGGTTGCCCAGATGCTCGACCTTCAGGTGCTGGATCGGCTCGATAATCTCGGGCGAGATGAGCGTGACGTCCTTCGGGATGCCGCCGAGGTATTTGAGCGCGTTGAGCAGGCAGGCCGAGCTCGCGCCGAGCAGGGAAGAGGTCTTGCCGGTGATGATCGTGCCGTCGGGCATCTCGATGGCGACGGCGGGGGCGCCGGTCTCCTCGGCGCGCCGGAGTGCCGCGCCCACGACCGGGCGGTCGGCCGCCGTCAGGCCGAGCTGGTTGAGCAGCAGCTCCTGCCGCTGCGTCTCGACCGGGGCGCACAGGCCGCGCAGCTGCGCGCAGGCGGTGGCGTAGTAGCGGCGGAGGATCTCCTGCCTGGCGGCGGCGCAGCACACGGCGTCGTCGCTGATGCAGTAGCCCGCCATGTTCACGCCCATATCCGTGGGGCTCTTATACGGCGAGTTGCCGTAGATGCGCTGGAACATGGCGTTGAGCACGGGGAAGATCTCCACGTCGCGGTTGTAGTTGACGGTCGTCACGCCGTAGGCCTCGAGGTGGAAGGGGTCGATCATGTTCACGTCGTCGAGGTCGACGGTCGCGGCCTCGTAGGCGAGGTTCACGGGGTGGCGCAGCGGCAGGTTCCAGATCGGGAACGTCTCAAACTTGGCGTAGCCCGCGCACACGCCGCGCTTGTGCTCGTGATAGAGCTGGCTCAGGCACGTGGCCATCTTGCCGCTGCCGGGGCCGGGCGCGGTCACGACGATGAGGCTGCGCGTCGTCTCGATGTAGTCGTTGCGGCCGAAGCCGTCGTCGCTGACGATGCGCGCGACGTCGGACGGGTAGTCCGGGATGATGTAGTGCCGGTACACGCGGATGCCGAGCGTCTCGAGCCGGCGCTGGAACTTTTCCGCCGCGGGCTGGCCGCGGTGGTGCGTGATGACGACGCTGCCGACGTACAGCCCGCAGCCCTGGAATGCGTCGATCAGGCGCAGCGTGTCGTCGTCGTAGGTGATGCCGAGGTCGCCGCGGCGCTTGTTGCGCTCGATATCATCCGCCGAGATGGCGATGATGATCTCCGCCTCGTCGCGCATCTCCATGAGCATGCGCACCTTGCTGTCGGGGGCGAAGCCCGGCAGCACGCGCGATGCGTGGTAGTCGTCAAAGAGTTTGCCGCCGAACTCCAGATACAGCTTGCCGCCGAACTGGCCGATGCGCTCGCGGATCTTTTCCGACTGCATCCGGAGGTATTTGTCATTGTCAAAGCCGATCGCCTGCATAGATGCTTCTCTCCTCTGTTTCAAGCTATCAAACAAACATATATTCTACAGCATTCGACGCATTCCGGCAATGGGAAAATGCCCGATCCGGTAAAAATTTATTGCGGGGCCGATTCGCTCTTTTTTTATTCATAAATGTATGGTATAATCCTAAATTACACTGGACAAGGAGTGTCAACAAATGGGTTTTCTCAAAAAAATATTTGGTACTCACAGCGACCATGAGCTCAAGCGGCTCTACCCGATCGCTGATAAAATCGAAGCCATGTCGGACGAGTACGCCGCGCTCACGGACGAGCAGCTGCGCGCCAAGACCGACGAGTTCAAGCAGCGCTATGCCGACGGCGAGTCGCTCGACGACCTGCTGCCGGAGGCGTTTGCCACGGCGCGCGAGGCCGCGTGGCGCGTGCTGGGCATGAAGCCGTTCCGCGTGCAGCTCATCGGCGGCATCGTGCTGCATCAGGGCCGCATCGCCGAGATGAAGACCGGCGAAGGCA